TTCAAGAGAAATCACGCAGTCAGATAACTGAGCAATACTTTGAGAGCCACGTAGGTGATTGAGTCCTGTCTCAATACCATTTTCGTGACCACGATTACCATCAACCCTTCTGAGGTGCGATACAAGAATTAAACCTACGCCTGTCTCTTCTACTAGAGTTCTGAAGTTGTGCATAATCGCATCAATGTTACGGCGCTCATCGCCATCTGTTGTCATAGAGAGAAGCATATGTAGGTGATCAAAAACTATCCACTTACATTCAAGCCCCATAGCCATGAAGCGTAGTTTAGAAAATAGACTATCAACATCATTCATTCCAAGGTGGGCATGAACAAAGACACGGTTCTTGTTTTCGCCATCGTATAAAACATTAAAGAAATTATCTATTTCTTCTTCACTAAATTCAGCACGAACACTATCGATGTGTAGCTTGGCGTTGGCCTCAATAGAAAGAATACCATCTACAGTCCGACGCCAATCTTCTTCAAGAGCTATGACACCTACCTTGTCGTTGGTGTTGGTGATGAGCCAGTGTTCAAGCTCACGAGTAACACTAGACTTACCTAAGCCTGTGCCGCCTGTCAGTGTGATTAGTTCTCCTTGTCGTAAGCCATCTAGCTTTGCATTAAGGCCACTCCAAGGATAAGGTATAGACTCTTTACGCTCACGCTTCTTGTAGTTCTCACGCTCTTCACTGACGTTTAGAATACCAGAGGGTGTGTAAAGTTTTGAAGCCCACCATGAAGTAACATAAGCTTTATGGTGGCCTAGCTTGAGCATTTCATTAGGGTCTTTAAACTCAGTAGGTAGATTAAGTATCTTAGCCTTGCCGGGTTTTATAATTCGTGCCACTTTCTTTGCGGCTTCTCTTCCCGGCTTGTCGTTGTCGAATGAAATAACCACCATATCAAATGATTCAAGGAACTCAAGATTTTCTTGAACATCACGGACTGCACCCTGTGCTCCATTTTTAATAGATACAACCGGCCATTTACTCCCCAGAAGTTCGTATGCCGCCATCGCATCACATTCACCTTCAGTGATCGTAATGTATTTGCCGCCTGCCTGTGCAATCTGCTGACCAAAAAGTCCAGTTCCTTTGGGGGAGCCTGACCAAGTAAATGTTTTATTTGCCCTGCGAATTTTTGTAGCAACTTCTTCATTGTTAATATAGATGGGGTAATGATGTTCACTAATGTTACCCCCTTCATCTTTGGCTGATCGAACGCCATATTTTTTTGCAGTCTCAAGGGTAATACCTCTATCTGTCAGTGCATGATACACATTAGTATTTCCATTAAAGGGTGTATTGTCATTAGATCTTTTAAAGCTATTGAAGTCTGCCACGTTTCCTCCTATTGCAGATGCGTAGTCTTTAAAAAAAGTTCCACAACTAAAACACTTTGCAGAACCGTTCTCGTTTACGGAGACAGGATCACTGCCTCCACAACTTGGACAAGGTTTTTGATAGGCCACAAAGTCGCCCATGTTTACTCCTCCGTTTTAGCGCCCTCAACAATTGCAGAGTCTTCTAAATACTCCTGCATTTTTTGATGTAGAGCAACAGCAGATGCTTGAGCAATTGTTACTTCATTTGCAAAGTTATCGATCCGCTCTTGAACATCAGCCAGTAATTTAAAACAAGCTACCCCCTCAAGGGATAGCTTTTCCACATCATAGACTGTATCTTCATAAGTATACCTGTACATTAAAGTTCATCTCCTTCATCGTCTTCAATATCAAACTCAGAACCATCGGGGCTGGCATATTCTATTAAGTCAATTACTTGCACGGCCTGTAAGTCAAGTCCTTTATATACAGTACCATTCCAAGTAGACTCCCACTCTTTGTATTGCACCTTAACCTTTGAGCCATTACCAACTGCGACATTCATAGGATTTTTATTTTTGTCTAGAAGTTTAGGTGCTGAACGCACCATACCATTAGGCCCATCAACCTTACGCTTGAGCATAATCGCTGGCCCTTCTTCCATGTCCTTAACAGTAAAGCCTCGTGACCTAAAGTCATTTGCAACATCATCCGCAACAACAAGATTAACTTGGTACGCGGGGGTAAAGGTAGTGTTAGGTGTGGTAATAGAAGCCCACATTGCTACGCCTTCAACAAGTGCCATAATAAAATCTCCTAAGATTTGTTAAACAAAAAGGTAATATAACGGGGTACACAACTATAAACATAATCCTCAGTCAAACTAACTTCCTCCTTTTTCGACATAAGACTAATCCAACTAAGCATATTCTGCATTGCTTCTGATGAAGGCAGGTCAGTACCTAGCCCTAAAACAAAAGCTCTACAAAGAACATCCTCAACATTGAATGCTTCATCACTCATTACTCATAATCTCCTGAAAGGATTGTCATCTTTACAAGATCTAATAGTAAATTAAACTTCTCCATTTCTATATCAGATACTACTTTTAAGTCTTCGCCTGTATCAACAATAAGAATAAAGGGGTACCTTAAAGTTTCTTCATCAGAAGAATCCTCAAGCTTTGTGATCCCATCAATAATTTTTTCATTCAAAGACTTTGACTTATCTTTATTAAAATTACCTTGTATTATTTTCAACGATCACCTCCAGATCCTTGAATTACTCCTCGGTCAGCACGACTCTGAAGCTTAGATAGATTGTACTCTGCTACTTCAGAAAAGTCAATATCACTGTCACGTAATAACATGGCAAGATTCCACAAAACATCACCGGCTTCTGAAACTATATCGTGCCTATCAATTTGTTTTTTATCTCCGCGTAACATAGGCTTGATAAAAAGATCAGATAACTCTGCTGACTCTACCATCAAAGATGCAATGGGATAAAACTTATCCTGATATAAAGCTGTTACTCCTGCACGATCTTGATACTCATTGAATGTCATGTTAAACTCCAAATATTTTTCCAATTAAACCGCCCAACAACATCACTGCCGCAATAGTATTAATCATTATAAGCGCACGATCACGCCACATAAAACCTACGACAGCCCACAAACAAGTTCCTGCCAAGCTTAAAAACATATCATATATCTGTAGCTCTTGAACTCCAGTGCTTCTCAAAGAGATAGCAATAAGTAGCCATATACTAGCAATCCATTTAAGATACCAATCTATAGTTCCTTTAGGTGTTGTGCTCTTTTGAATTCTACTGCTGTGTATAATTTCATCAACAGAATATTCTTTACCTTCATCAGTAACAATGGTATCCTTAGTCACCTTTAACGTCCTCAATCAACCAATCTAAATAGACTCTAGCCTTTTTTAAATCCTCTAAGCCATTTTTATATTTAAATCTATGAACATATTTCATTACATTGCCAGCACAATAATCACCAAAGCCTGTACCAAGTTGTTGTTTAATATAATCAATAGCCTCTATCCCACCCTTGTTATAGTGTTGGGGTTTAGTAATCGGATGATGATTATCTTCAGGATAAGAAGACTTTCTATTACTTGCCCTGTTCCATTCTTCGGGGGTTGCATCATCAATACTCACAGGTATCCTCCATCTTTTAAATACTGTCCTATTATAATTCCAATAGAAAAGAAAGTCACGATAACTAATGCACTTAAATATTCTGGCACCTCTTTAATTAACAACCAAGTTTTTTTCAACATAAAACCTCCATAATTTAAACTGCATTAGTCCACCTCATTGGCCTGCCTTTTTCTAACCAATCAAAGAACTTAAACTCATAGTATTTATTGTAGGCCGACACAGTATCTAAGTCTTTATACTCATCTGGCATACACTGAGGAGGGTCAACAAACCCAGAGCTTTCAATGTTTTGTGGAGGTTTGCTTGTAAAGAACTTTAACTTGCTCCAGCTTTTGTGGCTGTGTTTGAAGCGCAGATCAAACTCTGCACTGAGTGCTTTAAAATGTTCATACAACCACTCGTAATGTTCTTTACTTTGTCTAGCCCATACAGTGCTGGGGTGATTGACATGAGCCGCCAGATAAAACTTATCATCATACTTATCTAGTACCCAGCGTTTAGCTTTACGGCCTGACTCAGTGCGGCCCTCGACAAGATTACCATCAAGGTATCGGTGTGCCGTAGATAAGATCTGTGCAGTCTCTAACGGCATCTTGACAACGTGCTGATCGCATAAACTTTCTGCGGCCTTGCGTGGACATTTACTTCTATAAAATATATTCATGGTTGATAACGTCCTAGTATTTCACAGGTTTCTATAAGTGTTATGCGCCGCACACGCACAGGAAGGTCAGGATATCTGTTTATGTGAATGGATAAAGCTCTTTGAGCGCCTTCGTACTCTTCATAGCTACTGCCCTTCTCCCATTTATCTGTATCAATTTGAAAAGGGGTTTGATACTCTACTCTATAAAAGTAAGATGGTATTTCAGCTTCATCTATCATACTTGATCTCCATGATCTGTCCAATGATAGTCAGCGTTAGTTAGCTCATCACTGATAAGATCATATATATAATTATTATTGATCCAGTTAGTGATATCAACTCCATGCGATTTAACCGATACAATTTCAATTAGATTCTCCCCATCTCCGTAATGTATAAACTCTATGTCTGCATCAATAGTCATCCAAGGGCAATCAAGTTCTACAGATATTATTTGATTGCCGTACATACTAGCAGTCCCCATCTTCTTCCTCCATCTCTAGTCTTTTGATAATGTTATCAAGGGTCTTCAAAGGCGCAGTCTTACCTCTTGCCATACCACACATAAAATTGGCAATAGAGCTGTAATAACCAAAGTCTGTCTTACCATTCTCACGCTCATAGTATCGCATCGAACGTAAGTTGTCAGCCTTGAGGTTACGTAAGTTTTGTTTGAAGTTACGTAATTCTTTTAACGTATTCATTCCCATACTCTCCTTTGGTAGATTAAAACATTAGTGATGACACCTTCAGCTACCAGTTTTTTCCTATCTTCATTAGCCATCTCTTCTGTTTTATATAAATCAAGTGAGTGGTCTTGTGCAACTGTGTCAAAATATTCCATTACCCAAACTATTAAAGGTGCATCGTTCATAGTATTCTCCTAAAATAAATACAGTGCATAACTGCTACACTTCTTTAGCTTGCCATTCAACCCAATATAAACTGGTAGTGTATCGCCCATCTCTATCTTCATTGCCTTTTTGTTTTTAGCCACAACATATTCAACGCCCTCTTCAGGTTTGAAGCTACTTAATTTTTTAACGTGCCGCCAGATGGTCATGTTACCAGCACCTTGTTTATGAGTTGTTATGTAATACATCTTACTCTCCTTTATGGTTGGTGATCCATTCTTCAACGGTGTCGCTAGACTTTGCGGCATCATCCCAGAATTGGTTTAATTTTTCTAAAGAAAATTTACTTTGTTCTTCATGCAAACAATCAAGAATAAAAGAACAATAGTCCTCGTCAGTCATAGCTGACCTGATTAGTCTTTGAACATTTAATATTTTTTCTTTATCTTTTTTCTGCACTACAGCCTCCAAAGAAAAGCGCCCCGAAGGACGCTATAGTTTTATTGATTACCTTCACGAACTCTGTGAAGGACATTGTAGATCTCTGATCCAGAGAAGTTTAATTCTCTTAGCTTTTGTTCCAAGCCACCATAATCAGGATTGGACTTGATATAAATATAAAGCTGAACAAGAGATTCAACATCTACACGTTCAGGCCGCGATGCGGAAGACATCAGAGTTCACCACACGGCGCACAACATCTTGTCGCTTAGAACTAACTGAGGCAATATTGATCTCTGATTTTTTTGTAGGTGCTGGAGCATGAGTAGACCAATCGGTTAGTGTATTATATACAGCCCATTGATTGCGTCCCATCTTGTTAGAGTAATCACCCCACGCCTTACCTAGATAAGTTAATGCGCTATTGAATCGTGGTAACTTATCAAATACTGCTGACCATGAAGCACCACTCTCATTCACTGAAGCCCTTACAAGATCTAAACAGTTAGCCGCTTCAGCAAAAACATACATAGCTTGCTTCTCAGTAACAGTTGTATTGTACATCTCTCGCCATAGATCTCGCTCCTTATCGAATACTTCAAGACACTTGACTATAACACGAGAAGCATGGTTGATGTCAAGATTGAGGGTGTGTCGTGCCTTGAACATAGTAGCAGTACCCCCAATAAAAACTTGACCATTCAAACAAGCCGCTTGCCTTGCTCCAACCGACATAATAAATGGGAAGCTACTATCAAAGGATGTAGTACCAAGTAACTCTAGAGTAGCTGTATCGCCGTCTGGAGTTGTATAGTTATGATTAGGTAGTGTATACCGCACAAAAGTTCTTGAGCCGCTGTGGCTCGTTTGGATGTTCTCAGTGATGCCATCAGTATTCAAATCACTACGCATAATAATTGCACGTTGTGCATCAATCAAAGTCTTTGGTGCTACCGGCTTATACTTTTTACCGTGAACCCCAAGCTCTTCCATAGTATCTGTACGCACAACAGCAACTTTAGAAGATGGATGCCACTCACCGTTCTCGTTAAAATACATTAAGGGTGCAGTTGCTACATCAAAACCAGCACCATCATAACCTTTATCATAAAGATTAGTAGGACGACTAGCAAAAATAGGGCTTACATTATTCATGATTTTCTCCAAGTAATTTAAGTTTTTACACCATTAAATAATCATAATGAACTTTAGAAACTTCAAAGCCATCAGACCACTTTGGACTCTTAGTAGATAAATAATTACACCAAGTATCCCAAAGATTTTCAGTACCTATATTGTGACATATAGATATGTACTTGTTTATTTTATCATCCCTAATGTCTTTTGACTTTAAAGACTTAGGAAGTTTTAAAATCTTTTCATCAATACCATACAGCCTAATGTTATGAAGGTCAATACAACCTACTAAACCTGCTGACAATTGACAAACAAAACCAGCCTTCACCATGCCAAGGCCATCAACACGTAAAAATATATTCATAAGAGAATATGCTTTATCAGTGTCGGACTTACTTGAGTTTATAACTGCAAGGTATTGATTGTGCATAAATGATTTACGTTTAGTTATATAGGTATAAGCTTTCCGTTTGTTCCCCCAAAGAAATCTAGAATCTATACCGTTTACTTTTACATCTGCCATTTGTTTACCAACAGATACCCAAGGTTGTTGAATGCTCAAGACCACCATAGTAATTACATCTACTAGATTATTACTAGATTCTTTTGCGTAATCTTGGATTGCTTTTGCATGAATGTTATACATAACTACCTCCAGTTGATGGGACAGCCAAGCCCCGCCAATTATACGAAAGGATCTTTAAAGCCCTTTCACTTCGTTTAAGGGCTTTAAAGTCCTGAAGTATCTAACCTATAACAACTACATTATAAGAGTCGTTGTAGTTGTCAACCGCAGATCTCAACTCTATAATTTCTGAGTCTAAGTCCCAATCGATATCCCAGTATCCAGCCTCTTTTAATCTTGTTTTTAATTCTATACATTGATCACGATTTTTAGCAGACTCAGCATCATCATCTGAAAACTTATGATGAAAAGAAATGCCACGTTCAATGGAACTACAACTCCAACTACTTCTATACTCGTGATCTCTACTGCCATAACGTAAACAAAATTCTAGATATCCTTTATAAAAAGGTTCAGAAGGCTTTTGCACAACCCAAACATCACAATGCTCACCTTCAATGTCCATAGAAAATAAATAGTTTTCTTCTGGGTGACGACATTCGTTTATGTATTTCATAAATACTATTCCTATGAGTGTATGTATTGATAATCAAACTATCACAACAACTATTGCCACAATTGTTACAATATAACAACTAGCCATTATATATGCTCTAGATTCTCTATACTTAGCTTCATTGTGTGTCATTTTTATAGCTCCTCTGGAGTGTTAGACTTAACGATTATTTTATAGCCTAAAGACTTAATTAATTTTATTACATAAGGCGTTAGAGTTTTGGTGTCTGCTATCTCAGTAAAACTAATAGCGTTGGAACAAACAGGATAGATATAATCTACCCCATAGTTATTTCGCATTTCAACTGTAATACTATTCACTTGTCTTCCTCCGCATATTTTCTATATCGCTCAACGTGGGCCTTAAATTGTTCGTCATCCATAAGGGCTGTAATAGTTAATATGTCTACGTTCTGATAGTTTGGGCTGTTCTGAATACTCTCTAAGAGTTTCCATTCGGCTGAGTCGTATCGTGTATTCATAATATTTATCCTGTGTGAGAGAGGTTGAAAGCCCCGCCGAAACGGGGCGATATAATATTATTCGCCGTCTGGTGCTTCTGTGATGTGTGCCATAATGATATCAAGCTTGGCATCCATCGTCGCCATTCGCTTTGTATGTTCCTTTGAAGTCTCTTCAAGACGGAACACTCTGCCAGTGATTTTCTCAAAGTGATCTTTGAAGTCACCGGCTGACATCTCCGATGGCTTTGGAGTCGCCTTAGTTTTAACGGGTGTCGCCTTGGGCTTGGGTGTCGCCTTAGCTTTAGCCGTAGGCTTTTTGGCGGTGATCATCTTAGTGAACTTCGTTGGCACCTTTTCACCGGCCTTCCAAGTATCGATGTCCCCCATAGTTATGGGAGTCTCTGAATGCTCTTCATTCCACTTCATCATCACCGCAGGATAGATCTTCGATAGACCATAAACCTCCTTCGGAGTGTTGGCTTCAAGCTGAGCAAAATGACGCCCGATGAAGTATATCTGCTTTGCAGTAGCGTTTGAGTTACGGTCAGTAAACTGGATGGCACGATCTGAATTGCTCATATGTATCTCCGTTAGGGCTTTGCCCCGTAATGGTGAGTTGACCGAGGCGACCATCGCCAAGGCCATTACAGTAAAGGCACGGCCCTTGAAATTTGTCAACTGCTGTCCCTTGCATTATGCGGTTGTGACAGAGTGTGTGACGCGATCATGTGCGCTCTCTGGAGATTCTTCGGAGTCTCAAATAATACTGTAAGTATTTTTTGTTAGGCTGTTGAAATCTATAGAGTTCTTTGAGAACTCTAAAAAAATTCAGAAGGTTTTAAAGTCTTCTAGTTTTGTAAACTAGAAAATCTATGGCGGGGGCTTAAAAATCTTTATAGATTTTTAAATATTTTGAAGTCTGGGAGAGGATCGGGATAGTATTATAAAACTCTAGAGAGTTTTCAAGGCGTGTAGGGGTACGCAGGTGCCCACGCCCCCCTCCCCCGTATATATACTCATGCTTCTACATTTCTAAAGATTCTGGGTGTCAACCAGTTTGTCGCCCCACTTCAAAGACTTTAAAGGTGGTAGGCGGCTATGCAGATATATATGTACCCGGTGGGCTACATAATCTATTATATACTTGAATTTTTGTTTTGTCAAGGCTTATGCCAACTATTACCAAACATCAATGTATATACTACTTGACAAAACTCTATATCACCTATATACTATATAGTTATGAATAAAGAATTAACTATAAAACAACAATCTTTCTTGGATCACCTTGTTACTTGTAACGGTGATACTAAGCAGGCCGCTGATTTAGCGGGGTATGCTGATGGCTCATATACATCCGTAGTTAAAGCCCTAAAAACAGAGATAATAGAACTAGCTGAGAATATATTAGCACAGAATGCCCCCAAAGCTTCTCTAAAGCTTGTTGAGGTTATGGATAGCAGTAACCCCATACCACAAGCTAACGTCCGTCTACAGGCCGCACAGACGCTCCTAGACCGTGTTGGCATAGGCAAGACAGATAAACTAGATGTAAACTTGCAAAACTCTAATGGCCTCTTTATACTACCAGCAAAAGAACAAGTAGTGATAGAAGCTCAATATGAAGAGGCGTAGCAGTAGTACCATCCCATTCGGTTATAAACTAATGGAAGATGGTGAACATCTAGAAGAAATAGAAGTAGAACTAAAAGCTCTTAACAAGATTGTGCCGCTATTGAAAAATAATGTTTTATCTTTACGTGAAGCGGCTAATTGGTTAGAGTATGATACAAACAGAACTATATCGCATACTGGTTTAAAGAAGATTGTAGATCGTTATGAATGATTGGGAGGAAAACCCTGATGCGTA